GAGTTTACAAGAATAGACAATACTGAAAGAGCAACAGATGGAAGAATAGCATCTAATATATTTAGACAAATAAAAGATGCAGATGAAGCTAATAAGTCTGAGCAAGCAGGAAATATTATTAGAGAGGCTTTAGAGTTAGGACAACTAACACCAAGCGTTGTTAGAAAATTAGAAACAAAAATAAAAAATTATAAAAAAGGTTTAACACAAACAGATGCCAGGGTAAAACAACTTACAATAAAAGTAAGGGCAAGGTATTTACTAGACCAAATGAAAAACAAATCAGGAGATGAGTTGGCGCAATATGTATCTGAACAAATGAGAAAAGGTATATTAACAAAAAGCGTATTGACTGAACTTTCAGGTTTAGACGAGTTTAAAGATTTAGCTCAAGGAGTAGATTAATGATACCTTTTGAAGTTATAACAATGCTTGGCTCTAGTTTATTTACTGGGGTTTTATCTATATGGTCTCAAAAATCTAAAGACGCAGCAGACCAACAGAAGTATCTTATGCAAAGAGCAGAGATAGAACGAGCATCTGTAGATGATGCAAGAAAACATGGTGGACATTTTCAATCAGTAACAAGAAGATGGATGGCACTATTATCTGTATTATCTATTATAGTTTTGCCAAAGGTCGTACCTTTAATTGACCCAAGTTTACAAGTACATCTTATGTATCTTGAAGAAGTAAAAACTGGTTGGTGGATATTTGGTAGTGCAGAAGAAGTTACCAGATTTCAAGGAGTAAGCGGTTTAGTTATTACAACAGCAGACACACATTTTTTATCAGCAGTAGCGGGTTTTTATTTCGGTTCTGCTGCAACAAGGAGATAATATGCAACCTGAGCTATGCACATTAAACTATGGAATATCAGTTTTTTGCTTAATGTTAATTTTATATATAATTTTTAAGGATGACTAATGGTAGCAAAAAAATATCAAAGCAAAACAGGTGGTTTGAACGAAGCAGGTAGAAAGTTTTTTAAAAGAACTACTGGCTCTAATTTAAAACGCCCTGTAACAGGTAAAGTAAAACCAGGTTCTAAAGCTGCAAATCGCAGAAAAAGTTTTTGTGCAAGAATGGGTGGAGTTAAAGGACCTATGAAAGATAGTAAAGGCAGACCAACAAGGAAAGCATTGGCTTTACGGAAATGGAAATGTTAATGAACAAAATTTATTTAGCTTTAATTTTATTAATTATAATTATACTAGGTTATACAATAGAAGATGCAGTATCAGATGTCACATCGAGTGGGGCTACAACAAATACTCAATCTAATAATGCGGGAAGTAATACTGCTATCACGGGCGGGTACGAATCTAGCACTACATATCAGTCAGGTAGTAGTTCAAACTCTACCACTTCTAATACGACAAATAATTCAACGAATCAAAAGACTGCTGTAAACACATCATCAGCACCAAATTTATCTGTATATGGCCAAGATAGTTGTGTCATACCCCTTTCTATTGGTATGACTGTTATTGGCTTCAGCACAAGTATGGGTACTTATTACCATGATAATGAATGTGAACGCAGAAAAAAATCTAAATTATTAAATGGGTTAGGCATGAAGGTTGCAGCAATATCATTGATGTGCCAAGATAAATCTGTATGGAAATCTATGATGGACGCAGGTACACCATGTCCTATAGATGGATTAATTGGTGAACAAGCTAAACAAAGATGGGAAGAACTAGGAAATGAAAAACATTTGGATGCTGTTAATGCTACCTCTAGTGGCAAACGCAGACACTTCAGCAAATCTAATTACTAACGGCACATTCGATAATGGCACTACAGGGTGGACATTATCAGGTGATGCACAAAGAATAGGAGATTGTTGTCCAGGAGGACATGACCTAGAGTTTGGAGACTATGGCAGTATTGAGCAGACTTTTCCTCTCCATAATAATGTTGTAACTCAACAAATGCTTGATAATGGCATTACTCTAAACTCTAGTGTAGAAGTACAAAATGGTGAAGGAGGTGTAGGTGGTTGGAGAAGTGGTGCTACTGATACATTTACTATTAGATTACAAATACAAGATGAAAACCAAAATGTGTTAGCTACAACAACACAGGAGAGAACAAATGTTACAGGCATTAATGGCAAAGATTTTACAGATTCTGTCTCGTATACAGGCGTTGGTTCTAACTATGGAAATATTTTTATTAGCGGTTCTGATGGTGATGCTCCTGCTAATCTTGGTGGTCCTAATGTAGACAACATATCGGTTACTATGACCTATGACCCTACAATTTTGACTTTGCAACAAACACAAGAAATACAAGAAATATTTGAACAAATCGAAGAAGTTTACATAGAAGAAATAGCTATCGAAGAAGTTTTTGTAGAGCCAATTATAGAAGAAGTTTATATCGAACCTATACTTGAAATAGTAGAATTAACTGTAGAAGAAGAATTTATAGAAGAAACTATTGTTTTAGCACCTGAGGTTATAGAAGAAGAAATTATTTTAGTCGAACCTGAAGTACAGGTAGAAGAATCTGTAGAGGTTATCGAAGAAGTTTTTGAAGAAATCGTAGAAGCACCTGTGGAGGAATCTAATGAAACAGAAGTTGTCGAAGAAACAGAAAGAGATACAAACACTAATGAAAGTAACCCAACTGCTGTCGCAGAAGAAGCAGAAACCCCAAACGATAGTAGGAGTGCTGAAGTTACAATAAGTATAGATGATATTGCAATAAAGGTAGCTGACAAAATTAAAACAATAGATGGTCAGCTCAAGGCAACACAGATGATAGTTGCAAAAGTTATGGCTAGAGATAATAAGATAGCTTCTTACTCAAAAGTAAACACAGACATCTTTATACAACCTAAATTACAAAGTATTGATATAGGAACATACACAAACAGTACCTATGTCGATATTAGAAACATTTACCCAAACCAAACTTACGAGGACAAATTATGGACATCAAGACAATAGCAGGGATTATTTCTATCGCCATAGCAATAGGTGGTCTTTTTGTTTATCAAGGGCAACTCATACAAAGAGTCGAGGTGCTAGAGAAAAAAGAGAATGTAGATGTAAAACCACTCGAACAAGAAATGTCTTTATTGGGGAAAGAAATAGCAGTTTTAAAAAAAGATATAGAACAATTAAAAAAGAAAAATAGTAATCCTCTAATGAGATGATAGAACAGGCATTAATAGTAGCTTTTGTTCTAACAATATTATTTTTTTATCACAGTTTTTTTAGAGTTCTTTTTAGTAAAATAAGAACTAGATACCTAAGGCCTGAAATATCGGTTTTAGAATTTATACTAATATTGGTTGTGGCTTACTATATTGCGTCAGCGATTTAAGTATACATAAACTAATAGGAGATAACTATGAGTGCAAACATACCTTATACAAAAAGGGAAATGCAAATCATCAAAGCAATCCATGCTATAGACCCAAGCGCACTAATCAGCATAAAATCAGTAATTAAAAATAGAACTGATTATAAATATGGTGGTGTTGTGTTCTTAAATTGTGAACCGATAACTTGGGATGAAGTTATGGATAAAATAGATGAAGAAGAAACAAGACCTTATTAATCGTCCTGCCCATTACACCAAAGGCATAGAGACGATAGAATACATCAGGTCATGGAATATGGATTATGTTCGTGGGAACATCGTAAAATATGTTACTCGATTTCCATACAAAGGAACTCCTATACAAGATTTAGAAAAAGCTAAATGGTATCTCGAATACCTTATAAAGCAGGAAAAGAAAAAATGACCATACATAATAATGGCGGCAACCTTAGTAGAGTTGGCATCATACAAAGAGATGAAGATGGTAATGCTTTGCGTTGCCCTCATTGCAAGTCTGAGCATATAATAAAAGCAGGAACAGATGGTTCTGAAAAACAAAGAAAAAGGTGGAAGTGTAAAACTTGTGGTAAGAAAACAAGTCATCCTGAAGTAATGAAAAACTATGAACTAGATGAAAGAGCAGAAACCGATTGGTCTACAGAAGAATTAGTTAATGCAAGAACAGAAGTTTTTAAAAGAAAAGACGCTAGAGAAAAAAAAGATAAGTTTATAAATATAAGAATCAAAGACACAAAACCTATTGGTCTTTACATACAAGGAGACCCTCATGTCGATGATGATGGTTGTGATTGGATATCTCTTAGAAAGCACATAGATATAGTCAATAATACAGAAGGTATGTATGCCTGTTCTGTTGGCGATTTATCTAACAACTGGGCTAGGCGAGGTAAACTTGCAGGGCTTTGGGCCGACCAAACTACCAATGGCGAGCAGCAATGGCAGTTAGTTGAATGGTTAGTTAATGCAACACCTTATATATTTATCGTTGCAGGAAACCATGATATGTGGGCTATGGAGGGCGACCCTATTAAATGGATGTGCAAACCTCTAAGGACTATATATTCAGAACATAACGCAAGACTCAAAATTAAATTACCAAAACACGAAATCAAAGTGAACTGTTCTCATAACTTCAGAGGACACTCAATGTATAATACAGCTCATGGTATTGTCAGACACGCATTGTTCAATGCAAGAGACCACTTACTTATAGCAGGCCATACTCATGTATCAGGATATAGTCCTATCAAAGATGCAAACTCAGATAAAATTATGCATTGCGTACAAGTTGGTTCGTACAAAAAGTATGATACTTTTGCAAAACAACTTAACCTACCATGCAAAATGATGTCAGCTTGTGCTGTTGCAGTATTTAACACAGAATTAACAGAAGACCATCCTGATTTTATTAAAATATTTTGGGAAGTCGAAGAGGGTGCAGATTATCTTAATTATCTTAGAAGCAAAAAATGAAACCAAAGCTTGTTATAATAAACTGGGAAGATGCAATAACACCAACATCAGGGTGGACAAACATAAATGATATAGATAATGACCTAGCTGATTGTATATCAATAGGTTTAGTTATTGGAGAGAACGATAAAACGATTACACTTGTTAGTCATATCTCAGGAAGTGATACGCAAGTAGACATAGATGGTAGTTTGGTATTAGATAAGTCTTGGATTAAATACAGAAAAGATTTACCATTACCAAAAGAAACGATAAATAAATTAAAGAAATGGTTACTGGAGAATGTAGATGCCCAAAAGAATAGATAGAGAAAGAGAATTAAAATTTATAGAATATTACACAGAAGGTGAGACCGCAGGCAATGCCAGTAAGTCAGCAGCCAAAGCAGGATGGAAAGAAGATTCTAGGCAGATGGGTTACTATCTCAAGAACAAATATGTTGCTGAGATAAAACAAAAGAACGAAGAACGCATATCATCTACATCAGGTCTTGCAATATCTGTTTTACAAAACCTATTACACTCAGACCAAGACAATGTCAGATTAAATACAGCTAAACTTGTTTTAGAAATGGGCGGCTTTAGTTCTCAGAATATAAATCTTAATGTAGAGAAAGGACAAAACAAAACTGATGAGGAGCTAATCGAAGAACTACAAGGCCTAGTCAGCAAAATACCTGCTCTAAAGCCTAAATTAGCTATGATTCAGGACAATACAGAGGAAGAAACAGGAGACACCCCTGATAGTGGCTCTGATACAGACGAGAAAAGAGTTACACATTAGTGGGGTACTTTGGTATCACCTGCCTTAATTAAATTGGATTATGGCGATTCTAGGGCTACTTTTTTACAGAGATTGGGAGTAAACTATCCCAAAACCTAAGATTGCCAGTCCAACACCATTTACAAAGACTAAAGCATTATCTTTGGTCTTTACGCCCACAACCAACCAACCTAATACACCAACAAACTGCACATAAAGATTAATCGGATAGATATTAAATGATGTCAAGACTAACCCACAAGAGAGGATTAGTGAGCTAGTCCATTTAAGTTTATTCATCTCCAATCTTAGCTAAAGCACTAATCTCAATATTTTTTACAAACTCTAATGTTTTAAGATATGGATTTTTATATTTTTCATATTCTTTTTTAGTTATCCCGATTAGCTCGGGTCTATTATTATTGTCGTAAATAAATTGTCCTGTGCCTTCGCAATGATTGCACTTATCAATACTGTTCTTTGTTTTTACTACGCCCTGGCCTTTGCAAAATGGGCAGACAGTCACTATCGTTTCCCTTAACGCAAGATTAATAAAGTTTCTAATCAAGTATCTGTCTTTTCTTATTTCATCTGCTGATATATATTTAAGAAAGATATCGCAAACTTCCTCATAAATATCATCAAATACTAATGACTTTGCATAATTGTTGTCAGTATACTTAGCCATTAAAAAATCGTATTCTCTATTGTCCAAACCCCTAGTTCCTAAAAAATGTGATATGTCTTCAGAAGTAATGGCATCATGATTGCCACTTGAAATTTCATAATTCATTGATTTAGCAGTTAACAGCGACAATAAATCAGCTTTCATCCGTTTTCCATATCCTATATTTTTCTCTTGCAAGCGTTCTAAACCTACAAGGAATCCCCTTTCTCCATGCATATTTTCTCACAGAATCAACAATATTGTAATCATTAACTACAAATGAATCTCCATGTTTCATATTCATGAAAGCATCTACATATTCTTTATACTTCCACGGCCTACCCGTAACTGATGTAGGCGCAGGGATATTAGTATCTATTACTATCTTCGCCATTTACCTTGCCTCAATAAAAATTTTTGGAACTCGTCCATTTCATATTCATCCTTATGTATCTTTCTAGATTTTTTGTGGTCAGGTACTCTTTGCTCATTTATCTTTTTTTCTACAGGCATTCCATGCAAGATGGGCAAACAATCCTGCGGCCTTTTTACAATAAAGTACCACTTATAAAATTTCTTTCTAAAATCATACATACCTTCTGTAATAAAATTACTTTCTACAAGAAACTTAAACATAGCTACTCGGCCGTTGTAGTTACATATAATATCTATAAGGCAATCTTCACCTTTAGTAAAATGCACCATAACGCCCTTATCAGTTAAGTTTTTCTTGACAGACTTCTTTAAATTCTCGAAGTAAGTCTCTTTGTCTACCATATTTTTCTTCCCATACTTTAGTACCTAAAGTGTGTATACCCTCTCCTCCTTGGTGATGGTGATGACAGAGTGGAATAAATTCCTTGTTCTTCAACGCCATTCCTGCGCCCGTAATGTGATGAATACAGGGCTGAGTATACACACCATACTTTTTCTTACATACAATACATCCATACTCTATAGCCTGTTTGTATGCCTGTTGTGTAGCTTTGTTAGGTTTCTTGGCCATCCATAAAATAGTCTATAACATCTTTTATCTTTACCAACATTCCTTTAGATGTATTGTCGTCTCCTCCTATACTTGGTCTACCTTTCCTTGCTATCTTTTTCATGTCTTCGATAGGCACAGTCAAGGTGAAGCATACCTTATTTTCTTTATAAAATGACACAACCCAATGCTCTGCATGAGTCATAGCTATTCCGCTTTTGTGTCCCCTGGACTCGTATTCGACAAACATGTTTCCCGTACTAGTCCATATATCTCTCTCAGCTTTACATTCAGTCTTGCCTTCGATTAAGTCATGCATTACTGTCCCATAATACTTTTCAGATATAAGGCCGAAGTCTAAATCAAATTCAAATGTATTATTATCTTTGTGATATTTCAACCAAGTTCTCCGTACAGTTTTTTCTCACCTCTAAGGTTAGCTGAATTCGTTCTAAATAAATTACAAGCAGTTTCTATGCTACTGATATGATGGCGCAAAGATAAATACTTTTTCTTCTGTTCTTTAATTAAAGGTATGTATTTAATTACGCTTTCATGGCTCTCAGCCATTGATTCTCTATCTCTTACAGTAAGGCCTTGGTCTTTAGTTTCTAAAAATACTGTAGCCTTAGTTATCTTATGCATAGATTCTAGATATTGATATTGACTCTCAGCTTCTGCAAGTTCAGCACCTTTTTCTCTAATCTCTATAACTGCTTTTTCTAATTCTTCTTCACCTAGTCTAATCATCTGTACCATCTCTTTTCGGGTAACAATCTTTAGTTATAGCTTTCCACCTACCCTCGAATTCATACATTTCATCAGTAAACCTAGGTCCATTCAACATAGTTCCACAATAAATTTCTCTTTCATTCATTTCATCTAAAGTAACGAATCTCGAACATTTACCAGCAAAACAAACGCCACCGAAATTTAATCTAGCATACTCACAAATGTAAGGGTCAGTCAGTTGGTCGACCAGCCAAAAAAGCTCAGGCTCATTACTAGCAGCATAAATGCCAACAAATTCTTTGCTTTCTTCCACTCTAACAACATAAGTAGTCATTTCTTTTTTTCCTCCTTTTTTTTCTTTTTTCTAAAAATTTCATCGAAGTTTTTTCTAAACTTCTCAGTATCTACAGGCCTATATCTATCGCCTTTTCCTGCTTGTATCATTGTTTATTACCTATTAGTTTGGTTTTTAACTTGTTGGGTAAAGCGGCAAAAGTTTCCCTGCTACCTTCTTCTAAATATAACTGTACAAACTTCTCTTCCAGTTTTTTAGTTTGGTATTCAGGCAACTTATGCATCTCTAGCCCGCCTAACTTATTGTATATAGCTACCGCTTTTTTATCTTTTACATCTTTACGCTTGAAGAAATCATTGAACATTTCTCTTATGACTGACTCAGATGTCTGTAAGAATTTAGTTAGATGACATATTTGTGGTTTCCACTCGCCATCATTGGTTTCACAATGCAGCAAGAAGGCCGACATACAATCATCTAGAGAATACTTTTGTAAACTAAGCCAAAACATACCACGCTGTACATTATTTATCTTAGCTTGCTTAGGATAAGTATTCTCAATCACATCCATAAATGCACTAAACTCTCTCTGATTCATCTTGCTCCTCAACCTGTTTCTCGAATGCAGCAATAGCATTCTCATCAGCAATCTCTTCTATATCTTTATAGTTTCCTTGCTCTTTATCGTATAATAGTTCTTTTACTTTGCTCATTTTATCTCCTACTTACCATAACTTTTCGAGAATGAAGTTGCTTTTATGCCCTTACTAAAGTTTCTCTTAAGTCTTTCATGTCTTATTTTGTTACGAGTAATTTTTTTATTTTTTTTCTTCTTCGATACCTTGCTTATTTTATATACATTATTTTTCATTTTGTACCTCACTTTGTTATTTAATGTCATTATATATGTGGTTAATTGCATAATCAACTTGTTTTTAAAATTATTTATGATTATAATATGGACATGATCC